TCGTCAGGGGCTTGACTACTACTTCGACCCCGAGGCCGCGAAGCACGCTGTCGAGTTCTTCGAAGGCTGGCTGCGGCACAGCAAGGGCAAGCACGCTGGCAAGCCGTTCACGCTGCTTGAGTGGCAGACGGTGATGATTGGCGAGTTGTTCGGCTGGAAGCGGCTGGACGACGACACACGCCGCTACCGCGTGGCCTACATCTCGACTGCAAAGAAGCAAGGGAAGTCCACGCTCCTCGCGGGCATCGGCCTGTATCTGCTCGTCATGGACGGCGAGAACGGGGCCGAAGTCTACGGCGCGGCTGCGGATCGTGAGCAGGCGTCGGTGGTCTATCGCGAGGCTGCAAGCATGGTGCGAGCCTCGCCGCAACTCTCCCGTGTGCTTGAAGTCATCGACTCTCGCCGCACCATCGCGTACCGCAAGGAGGCGTCGTTCTACCGCGTCCTGTCCGCCGACGCGTTCCGGGCCGAAGGCTTGAACATTCACGGCCTGCTATTCGACGAACTTCACGCCCAGAAGGACCGCCGCCTGTGGGATGCCCTCCGCTACGGCGGTGCGGCTCGCGAGCAGCCGCTGCTCTGCTCGATCACCACGGCGGGCTACGACCGCAAGGGCATCTGCTACGAGCAGTACCAGTACGCTCGTGCCGTCGCGGCCAACTGGAGGCACGACCCGACGTTCTTCTCCTGCATCTATGAGATGGAGGAGGGAGCCGACTGGAAGGACTCCGAGGTCTGGCCGCAGGCGAATCCTTCGTGGGGAGTCACGATCAAGCCTGCCGACTTTGCCCTCGACGTGAAGGAGGCCGAGCAGTCACCAACCAAGCTCAACTCGTTTCTCCGATACCGGCTCAATACGTGGACGACCTCCGATGTCCGGTGGCTGTCGCCGGAGTTGTGGCAGCAGGGAGCGGAGCCGCTGCGAGACTTCGGCGACCGCCCGGTCTACGCAGGCCTCGACCTTGCGACCACCTACGACTTGACGGCGTTCGTCATCGTGTGCCCCGACCCGTCCGATGGCAGCATTGACGTGCTGCCGTTTTTCTGGATTCCCGAAGCGAACGCCGCCGAGCGGAGCCAGCGGGACAAGGTGCCCTACCTCGACTGGATTCGTGACGGCCATATCCGGGTCACTGACGGAAACGTCACCGACTACACCGTTCTCCACCGCGACATCGTGGAACTGTGCAACCAGTACGGAGTAAGGCAGTTGGCGGTCGACCTCAAGTTCAACGGCCAGATGATCGCAAACATGCTTCAAGGGGATGGGGTCGAGGTGCGAGGATACCCGCAAGGCGGTCGGGCGATGAGTGCCCCTGCGAAGGCACTTGAGAACCTGATCGCCAACGCGAAGGTCAGGCACGGCGGGCACCCTGTGCTCTCGTGGTGCGCTGGCAACGCGTCCACGCACGAAGACCGCTACGGAAACATCTACCCGAGCAAAGCCAAGTCAACGGAGCGCATCGACGGCATCGTGGCCTTGTGTCAGGCGATAGGGTGCTGGATGGGCAACGAGACAAAGCCGGAATCCGAGCCGGAAATCTTCTTCATATGATCGCACCAACCGACAACCGAATCCTCTGGCTCCCCGGCGAGGAGCGAATGTGGGACGAGGACTCGTCGAGCAGATCGTCCGCTGGCGTCCGCATCGACGCCAACAACGCTCACCAAGTCGCCGCCGTATTTGCGTGCATCCGGGTGCGGGCCGAGACGGTCGCCAGTCTGCCGCTTCATGTGTACGAACGCACCGCAGGCGGCGGCAAGCGGATCGCTCGCGAGTTGCCCCTCTACCGCCAACTGCACACGCAGCCGAACAACTGGCAAACGAGCTTTGAGTGGCGAGAGCAGGCGGTCATGCACGTCGACCTCTGGGGCGACGCGTTCTCGGAGTTGGTCGCAGCCGAGATTCAGCCGCTGCACCCGAGCCGCATGAAGATCGAAACCATCGAGGGCGGCAAACTGCGGTACAAATACCGCGAGGCCAAGGGCACCGAGCGGATCATTCCGGCGGACAAGATTCTTCAAGTTCGCGGCCCGTCCGACGACGGCATCACCGGCCTGCGGATCGTCGAGGAGTGCAAGGACGCGGTGGCCTTGGCACGGGCGTGCGAGGTTCACGGCGCGAGATTCTTTGCTGCCGGGGCGCGTCCCGGCTTCATTCTTTCGACCGAGGGGCAACTCAACGCCGAGGCACGCGAGGCACTACGGTCGCAGTGGAACCGCCGCCACGGCGGCGTCTGGAACTCAAACGAAACGGCAGTGCTGACCGGCGGACTGAAGCCATACGACCTTCCGCAGAGCAGCAACAGCGACGCACAGTTTCTGGAGCTTCGCCGCTACCAGACGCAGGAGATCGCAAAACTCTACCGCGTCCCCGGCTATCTGCTCGGCCTTGAAGCGGGGTCGCCGCAGGCCGAGACGGAGTTCGTGACGCACTGCGTCATGCCGCTGCTTCGCCGCATCGAGACGGCGATGATGCGTGATCTGCTTGGGGGCGACGACCGCTACATCATCGAGTTCGACGTGCGAGGCCTCTTGCGAGGCGACAACGCAAGCCGTGCCGCCTACAACCGGGCGATGTGGGACATCGGCGTGGTGTCGACCAACGACATTCGCGCGTCGGAAAACCTCGACCCCGTCGAGGGCGGCGACGAGCGGTACCGTCCACTCAACATGGGGTCGCTTGGCAAGCCGCCGTCGGCCGAAGACGTCATGGCCCAGCAGCAGCCGGGCAGCGGCATCGACGGCCAAGGCGTCGAGGGCGGGCTGGCCGCGGCCGAAGGCGACGCACCAGCAGCCCCGGCACAACCCGAGGAGCCGCAGGTTGCCGACGTCTCGCTCAACGGGGCGCAGATCACCGGCCTCATCGCCATCCTGTCGCAGATACCCGCTGGCCTGCTGACCAAGGACGGAGCCGCCGCGTTGATCGCAGCCTCGTTCCCCAGCATCACGGCTCCGCAGGTCACGGCGATTCTGGCTGGCGTCAACACGATGGCCGCACCGGCACCGGCACCAGCACCACGAGCGAGGCGAAAGCGTGGCGGGTAAATACGACCACATCAACTTCACGCCGCCTGCTGGCGTCCGCGACGAGGCCCAGAAGGGGCTCGACTGGCGCAAGGAGTTCGGACGCGGCGGCACGGCGGTCGGCATCGCTCGTGCCCGCGACCTTTCCAACGGCACAACAATCAGCCCAGACACCGCGCGACGGATGAAAGCGTATTTCGACCGACACGAGGTAGACAAGCAGGGCGAGGGCTGGAGTCCCGGCGAGCCGGGCTTTCCGAGCAACGGTCGCATCGCGTGGGCTTTGTGGGGCAGCGACCCCGGCTACGCGTGGAGCCGCAAGTTGGTTGAACAAATGAACGCCGCAGACGAGGAGAACCGCAGCATGGACACGACCATTGAACGCCGCTCGCTCATCATCGACGACACCGACGAGGCGACTCCGCTTCTGACCGTGGAACGCCGCAGCGAGGGCGAGGACTCCGGCACTGATTGGATCGTGGGCTACGCCGCCAAGTTCGGCGTCAACTCGCTGGAACTCGACGGCGAGTTCATCGAGCGAATCCACCCCGATGCCTTTGGCATCGTCGCCGAGCGACGCGGCAGAAAAACGCCACTGGAGACGCGTGCCCTCTGGAATCACGACGCCAACTACCCGCTCGCCCGCTACCCCGGCACGCTCCGCATGGTGGTCGACGAGGTTGGGCTGCGGTATGAGTTCCCCGTACCGAATACGACCTATGGCCGCGACCTCGCCGAGAACATCAAGGCTGGCATCGTGCGTGGCAGTTCGTTCTCGTTCCAGATCGCGCCGGGCGGCGAGGACTGGAGCGTGGAAGATGGCCGCTCAATCCGCACCGTGACCCGCGTCGGCTCGCTGATCGACGTCGGGCCGGTCACATTCCCCGCCTACCCCGACGCCGACGCCAAGGTGGCGAAGCGGTCATACGACGCGTTCCGCAGTGCGCAGGCGGTGAACAAAGAACGGCACCTGCTCACCAAGGCAAAGGCCATCGAACTCCGCGAGTACCTCAAAAAGCATGGCCGCTAAGTCAGGCGAAAAGTGCCCAAAATGTAGGGACGGGAAGCTCTCTGTGGCGTCGAGTCAGCGGCACGGCGAATACCAGATTCGCTACCTCCGCTGCCGTCACTGCGGCGCGACCGACAAGCACATCCTCGCCGCCGCCGAGGTTGCCAAGCAGAAGTCGGCGTGAGTTTTTTATTGCACCCTCTGCATGGGTCTTGACCCACATGGTTAGGTTTGTCGTAGGTGATGCGTCCGCGTCGCCGCCATCAGCACTAGGAGACTTCCGCCGTGGACAAGATCAAGGCACTGCTCGACGAACTGGCGAACATCACCGCGCAGATTCAGGCCGCGATGGA